AATAATGCTTGCAACATAATACAAAAAAGGATAGTATAAAACCATGAAAAAAACAATTACAATCAGGATTGACGAAGAAAACCTGGCAAAGGTTAAGGCATTGGCAAAAAAGGATCAGCGTTCTATTGGCTGTATTATCAGAATGGCGGTTGAAAAATACTTGAAGGGGATTAAAAAATAATGGCTGCATCTTTAAAGAAACTTGAAAACAAAATGGAAACTAACCAGAGGGCAGCATGGTATGTGAATAGTCTTATTTTATTAAAAATCCGTGATGAGGGGTTACACAAGAAAAAGTATGGTACTTTTGAAAAATATTTAGATGATCGGTGGGGTTTTGGAAGGGATCGTGGATACAGATTAATTAGGGCAGCAGAATTTATGCAAATTGCTGTCAAAAATCAGCCTGAAAATGTAGCCAAAAAAGATAAATTTGGCTACATTCCAGAAGTCATTTTACCAAAAAATGAGGGACAATGCAGGCCATTAATTGACAAATTAAAACACAACGGTGAAAGAATAAAAGTTTGGGCTGAAGTTGTCGGGACAGGTGAAAAAATAAACGCCGAGTTAGTCCAGACAAAAGTTGATGATTTTTTATTATCCGGTGAAGTTGTACCGGATATTGAATATGTTGAAACTTATATTGATCTAAATAAAAAGAAAAGCCAGCTTGAAAAAGCAAAAGCAGCAATCGAAGCAACCTTAAAATCAGAATTAAAAACACAACCAGTAGTTAAATGCCAAGATGCAAATGAGCTTATGTCAATATTTGAGGATGGTAGCATTGATTTATTAATAACAGATCCACCATACAGCACTGAGATTGAAGACATAAAAGCATTTGCTGAAAACTGGCTGCCATTGGCGTTAAAAAAAGTTAAGTCAACAGGATACGCTTTTGTCTTTATTGGTGCATATCCAGAAGAAGTACAGGCATATTTAAACACAGCATTACCAACGCAGATACTTGTATGGGAGTATAAAAACACACTGGGTCAGAATCCAAAGGATAGATATAAGCTTAATTACCAGTCAATTCTTTTTTATAAAATGGCTGATGCAGGTAGTTTAAATATTGATATAACAAATGAACAATGGGCAGTCCAAAGTATAAATGCACCTGATGGTAGGCAAGGCGACAGATACCATGCTTGGCAGAAACCTATTGAAATAGCAGAAAGACTTATTAGGCATACAACAAAAGAAAACGATATAGTTGTAGATCCTTTTTGCTGCACAGGCACTTTTTTACTGGCAGCATCAAAACTTAATAGATTTGCAAATGGTGGTGATATTTCAAAAGAAAACCTTGAAATAGCATTACAAAGAGGATGTAAAATTGGATGATTTTAAAACAGCATTGAAAAAAAGTTCAATTGCCTTTAAGAAACATTTTAGAGATCCATTATTAAAAATACTGAAAGGTAAATTTGAAGTAGTCGAAGGAGTTACAAAAGATGAAATGGCAAAAACTCTTGATATGCTTGCAGGAATAGACATCTGGCATTTCGATGAAAAATTTGGTGTTCGTGGTGTAGCAAGTAGAATACAGCATGGAAAATCTTGGGATACATTTACTGTTAGAAAAACCAGGGAATCAGGTGCTAAAACTGAATATGAGAAAAGAACCTATGCTATGGATAATGAGTTTTTATATCCGATATTAACATTTCAAGGATATATCAGCAATAACGCTCCATTGTCTTTTGCTTTAACTAAAACAAAAGATATTTTTTGGATGATTGAGAATGGATTTTGCTATCTCAAGAAAACAGGAAAAGAACAAGACGGGCAAGCAGAATTTTATGTAATAGATTGGAAAAATATGGTTAAAAATAAAAAACGAATTGAAATAAGGTATTTTTAATGTATGAACCTATTTAACCAACACAAAGCTGCGGTGGTTGAACTCTATCCTATCCAAGAGTATATCCTTAATGAACTGAGAGAGACAATCAGATATCACAAGCGCACAGTCCTTATGGCCGGCACCGGATTGGGAAAGACACAGATAGCAATCCAGATAATCAAACAAGCACTGAAAAAAGAAAAGCGGTGCTGTTTTGTATGCCACCGCATCAATCTTGTCGAACAAACATCAAAGGCTTTTAACATTCAAGGTATTATGCATGGAGTTATCCAGGGCCAGCATCCCGACTATTTTCCAGATAGACCAGTCCAAGTGTGTTCAATCCAGACACTTGCCAAGAGAGGGCAGGACGATTTTGATATTTTCTTTTTTGATGAAATTCAAGTATTTTTTAAAACACATAAAGATATTTTAGATAAAAATCCAGACGCTTTCTTTATTGCATTATCAGCCACACCTTTTACCCCGGGACTTGGAAAATATTTCACAGCACTGTGTCATCCAGTGCCTATAAAAGAACTTATTAAACAAGGCATACTAAAACGGTTTGATATTTATGGGCCTTGCCAAATAGATTTATCCGGTGTGAAAATTGTAGCTGGGGACTATAAAAAAGACGATCTTGAGAAAGCAGCCGACAAACCAAAACTGACTGCCGATATAATCCAAACATGGTTGAAGTTTGCCAAGGATAGAAAGACTATTGTGTTTAGTGCAGGTGTGGCGCATAGCAGGCATTTGGAAAAAGAGTTTTTAAGTCATGGCATAAAAGCAAGAGAAATTAACGGTTATATGCGCAAGGACAATACTGAGTTTGAGATTGGCGCAAATCAAATAATTGAAGATTTCAGAAACAATGAGTTCCAGGTAATAATAAGCGTTGAAATGCTTGTCGCTGGCTTTGATGTAACTGACGTTTCCTGCGTTGTGTTCGCCACTTCAACAAAGTCTATTATGAAATTTTGTCAGGGTGTCGGACGTGGATTAAGAAAACATCCAGGATTAGAAGATTGCCTGGTACTTGATCATGGAGGTATAACTGAACGGTTAGGCTTCCCGGATGAATATGAATTTTATGAACTTGACGACGGCAAACACCAGGAATCAAAAAATAAGAAACAAGAAATACCAGAAAAATTACCAAAGGTTTGCCCGTCATGTTCTTTCTTAAAGCCTGCCGGTGTCCAGAAGTGCCCCAGGTGCGGATTTAAACCAGCTTTTATTCAAGATGTTGAGGTTGAAGAAGGTACACTCGAAAAACTGAAACGCAAAAATAACAGAACTTATACAAAAGAAGAAAAGCAATCCTGGTTGAACCAGCTAAACACTTATTGCCGTGACAAGGGCTGGAAAGAAGGTGCTGCAAGCCAGAGGTATAAAGCTAAATTTTCAGTTTGGCCAAATGCCATGGAGAAGGGAAATTATGAGACAGTAGGAAAAGAGGTCCGTGGATTTATTCAACACCAAAATATCAAATACGCTTATAGCAAGAAAAAGGCCAGTTAAAGATTTAAAATCACTAATAGAGAACAAGGAGGGCGGATAAGATGGGAATGAATATTGTCAAAGAGGGAAGCAATATGTATCAGGGCTGGCTAACTCACACATGGAACACAGTAAAAGGTAAATGTCCACACGATTGCCATTATTGCTACATGAAAAAATGGGGCGAACAGAAACCGGTAAGATTTACACCATCAGAATTGAAAACAGACCTTGGATCAGGTAACACTATTTTTGTTGGGTCGAGTTGTGATATGTGGGGTGGCGATATACCATCGGATTGGATAGTCGATACTCTTAATTATTGCAGTAAATACAAAAATGAATATTTATTTCAGACAAAAAATCCAGATAGAGTTCTAAATTTTATAAATTCATTGCCAACCAATTTAATCATAGGTACCACCATAGAATCAAATAAAGTATATCCTGAAATGGGTAATTCTCCAACACCTATATTACGGGCGCTTGCAATGATTGAATTAAGGCTATTTAAATTCAAAACAATGGTCACAATAGAACCCGTAATGGACTTTGACATATCACAGTTTGTAGAAATGATACGGGACATAAAGCCGGCTTGGGTAAATATCGGAGCAAACACAAATACAAAAGTTAAATTAAAAGAACCTGATTCTGACAAGCTTTTAAAATTCATTGACCAAATCTCAGAATTTACAGAGATAAAAAAGAAATCAAATTTAGAAAGACTATACAGATGAAAGGAGGACAAATAAGATGGGCAAGCAAACAAACAAAATGA